CGTGGACGTGGTCGTCCCGCGCCGATGTCGTCCCGGTGCCGACAGCGGCGACACCGAGGGCGGCCGGGGTCGTCGAGGACAGGGCCAGCGAGGTGTCGACGTCGGAGAAGGTGGACCCGTTGGAGACTTGGAGCTTGCTCGTCGTGCTGTTCCAGACGATGCGCCCGGCCCACTTCTCGCCCGCGGTGAGCGTGCCGATCTCGGCCGACGTGTACGACTGGACGCCGGGCATGTCGTCGACGGCCTCGGCGAGGGCTTGGATGTCGCCCGCGACGTCAACCGCGTCGGCGCCCTGGGGGTAGGGAAACCCCTTGGTCGTGTTAGCCATGTGTGCTCCTTACGGTGTGGGCGGGACCCACGAGGCGAGGTCGTCGTAGTCGGTGAATGCGGCGTCGACCGCGTCGTAGTCGGCGTACTCGACGGCGAGCTCGGCGTAGGTGGCGCCGGCCACGTCCTGTAGCACCATGTCCACGCCGGCAGGCTTCTCGGTCACGGCGGCCGCGAGGGCCGCGGCGCTGTCCGGGGTCTGCGAGGTCAGGGTGACGACCGTGATTTCGTACGGGTCGGAGCCGGTGAGATTCCAGTAGACGCGGCAGGACTTGGAGCCGGTGAGCTCGCGCTGGGTGGCGCGGATGATGGACCGCTTGGAGCCGCGGCGCTGGAGCGTCGAAGACTCCGAGATCGCGGTGCGCTTCTCAGCGTCGGGGATGTTCGCCAGGTCAATGCCGACGAGCCACGCCAGCCACGCCAGCCACGTCCTCGGGGCGGCCGCAGGGTTGGACAGCTCAGCGGTGCCCGTGACGGAGGTGTCGGGGTCGCCGACGTCGGCGAGCCTCAGGGCTGGCCCCATCGCGGAGGCGGTGGCCTTGCCGAGGAATGTGGACAAGGTGCCGGCGTCGGCGTCGCGGATGTAGTCGGGGAGCAGCCGATAGACGTAGCTCTCGACCTGGGCCTCGGTGCGCGGGGTGCCCATCAGGTGACCGTGATGGTGACCGTGCCCGCGGTCGCGAGGCCAGCCGGGGTCGTGATCGTGGTGGTGCCGGACGGGGTGACTGATCCGGAGGTGACGTAGTCGACGCCGGGCACGTCGTCCAGAACGGAGATGATCTCGGTGTCGATGACAGAGGCGTCCCACACCCACGTGTCGGTGTTGATGTAGGCGCGCACGGCCGCCTCGCAGGCGTCGCGGACATCATTGTTGTCATAGCCGGCCAGGGCGACGACGGTCGCGGCGACGTTCACCGTGGTCAGGGTGGCGCCGATGACGACGGGGGTGATCATGGACGCGGCCCGCTCGGCCATCTCGGTCTCGATGGTGGTGCGGGTGCCGGATGCGACCTGGGCTTGGGCGCCGTACATGGCGATGGTGATGTAGCCGGTGTCTGAGGTGGACAGCGAGCCGGTGCCGTCCCACAGGTCGTAGGACTTGGCGCGCTTCACCGCGGGATTCTCTAGCGCGTAGGCGACGAAGTGCTCAGGCACCACGAGCGACGAGGTGACACGGGCGAGGCGGGTGGAGGCGCGGTCAATGTAGGCGGCGTCCGTCTCAGGGTCAGCACCGCCGGACAGGGTGCCCGACAGGGCGACGGAGACGGCGTAGGGGATCGCGTCGAGGACGTCGAGGGCTGCGGCGGAGGCGACCGAGTTAGGGGCGGAGCCGGGCTCGGTGGCCCGCACGGGGACGCTGAGGGTGGCGCCCGTGCCGCTCGTGGTCGTCGTGACCTCCAGCTCAATGTCGGTGTCGGGGACGGCGAATCGCAGGCCGGCGGCCACAGTCTCGGTGCGGGAGGTATCCCAGGTGATGACCGCGGTCCCGGTGGCTCGAGCCCCCGCGTAGCGGGCGACGTCGTACAGGGCGAGGATGTCCTGCTCGATGCGCCCCGGCAGGCGGTTGAGCGCGTAGATCACGTCAGCGGCCCCGGTCGCGAACGCCTCCAGCAGGACCGTCTCAAGGGCGCCGTCGCGGGCGTCCCACGTCGGCAGGGCGGCCTGGACGGTGGCGAGCATGGCGTCGAACGTGGCCTGCGGGTCGCGGTCGTCCGGGGTGAGCTCTACGCGGGAGATGCCAAGGTCACTCATGTCATGCCCTCCAGGCGGCGTCGATCACGATGTCTAGGTCTGTGCCGTCTCGCGGCGTCAAGGTGACGCCCGACACGGCGATGTCCGGCTCGCACAGGTCAATGGCGGCGCGCACGTCGGCCTCGTCCACGCCGTCCGCGAGCGGGTCAGCGAGCCCCCACTCAGGCGCGAGGGGACGCTCACCGATGCGACAGGCGACGACGTGCCGGACGATCTCCAGCGCGTGACGCTTGCCGCCTTGCGGAATGATCGCGACGCTGCCTGCGCTGTCCAGCCGGAAAGGGTGGGAGAGCGTCGAGCTCATGCGTTCGCTCCTGTCTCAATGCGGCCGAGGACGACCCAGTCGCCGGGGCCGACGGAGGCCACGAGGACACGGTCGCCGGTGGCGAACCGGTCGGCGACGTTGTCCACCTGGGCGATGTCGTGGGTGTGCGGGTCCGGCCCATTGGCTGAGGCAGTCGTGCGGGCGGGGCGCCGCAGCTTGGGTCCGATGTAGTCAAGGGGGCCGACCTCAGCCGAGCCGTACAGGTCCCGCATCTGGACATAAACGCCCGCCGATGTGGCGCGCGTGACCACGCCACGATTGAAACCTGAGCGCAGGCTCATGTGCTGCCGCCCTTCTTGGCAGGCTTGCGAGGAAGTGAGCAGGACACGTCAACAGCCGAATAGTCGTCGTCTCGGTAGGACACCGAGTCCACGAGCCACACGCCCGAGTATCGGCCGGCGTCGGCCAGCCGGACCCGGTGCCACGGCCGCAGGCGGCGGCCGTACACGTTAGGCAGCGACAGCTCAAGGGTGCCGCGGGATTCGGTGTCGTCGTCGGACAGGTTGACCGACATCGCTAGGGCGTCGCTGCGAGCGTTCGACTTCCACGTCACCGACCACGTCGGCAGGCGCGTCCCGCCTTGGAGCGCCCAGTACGGGTCGCCGAAGTAGAAGGTTCCGCCGTGCTCCACCCACGCCCACTCCAGCTCAGAGGCGAGATCGGTGATGACGTCGAGGACGGACTGGCGATCTTGCTTGCCGCCCTGACCGATGGCGACACGCTTGGACGAGGGCTGGGCGACTGTCTTGCCGCCGGCCTCCTTGACCCGACGTGTCACCCAGTCAGTCGGCGACACCTTCACCTCGGCGCCGGCCTTGAACCGGGTGCGGAGATTCTTGGCGAGCTTGGACCGGCAGCGGTACGTCCACGTGATTCCGGCGGCGTAGACGGCGTCAATGCTGCCAACCTCCCACGACCCGGTGGGGTCGTCGGTCATGGTGACCGTGGTGCCGAGGGCGGCGAGCGGGCTGTTGTCGAGGCGGCCCGTAGGGTCGGCGACGGTCAGCGACAGCTCGGCGACCTGGCCGGGAGTGAAGTCCAAGGTCAGGTCGGTCACGAGGTCCGCGACCTGGGCGGCGACCTTCTTGCCAGCGATGCGGACGACGTCGGCGCGAGGCTTGCGCGTCGCCATTAGGCGTCCGAGGGTTGCTTGGGCAGGCGGTCGGGACGACGGGAGCTGAGCCGCTGAGCGGCTCGGACCTGGGGGGAACGTCGAGCGGGAGACAGCGCCTCATAGTCGGGCAGGCCTGCCGGAGGCTCGGGCGCGGGTACGCCGTCAGGGCTAGGGTCGGTGAACAGGACAGTCATCGGCGAGGCCTTCTCCTGATCGGCCCCACGGGCACGACGGCATCAGAGGCGGCAGTCATCGTCAGCGACACCTCAGCCTGCGACGGCTCGCCATTCGTGTCCCAATCGAGCTCGGTGATGCCGAGGTCGGTGATGCGATAGCGGCCCGATCGGCTGGCGAGCTTGACCGTGACGGGCTTCTTGACCACGGCCATGCGGCGTAGCGCGGCGAGGACTGGCCCCACGTTGCCCGGTTGCTCGGGATTATTGGTCGCCACGATGCATCCGACGCGCAGCTCGGGCAGAGGATCGCCTGAGCGCATCAGTAGCGGGGTGCGCCCTGGGCGATCTTGGGTCTCGTAGATGCCCGCGAGGTTGCCGCCAGCGATCTCGTCAGGCCACCACGGCAGCACGACCTGACCGACGGTCGGGGCGCTTAGCCTGACCTGACGCTTCACCTCAGAGGTGTAACCGGGCACGCGCACCGTCGTCGTCACGAGCGTTCCCTCTTGATTCGGTCAGCGCGACGCAACGCCCACAGCACCTCGGCCTGGACGTCGATGCCGCTGTCGGCCTTGATTTCGCCGATGTTGATGACAGGAGCCCCCGCGCCCACGAGCGCAGGCTCGGTCCCACCGCCGGAAGGCAGAGCGATGGGGGGCACGGGGGAGTCTAGGAATGACGGCATGGAGCGGTCGGCGTGATTGAGCGCGTACATGCCAGCGTCACCGATGGCGGCGCGCAGGGCAGCGGCGGCTCCGCCGCGCAGGACGTACTCGCCGCGCGATAGCGCCGTGGGCACGAGGTCGGAGGTGGGGCCGCCGTATGCGCCCGTCACCCAGCCGCCATGCCGCTGACCGTTGCCTTGGCCGGTGGTCCCGCCGTAGGTGTTGCGGGAGTCGGTGAAGCGCAGGGTGATGTCGACAACGCGCGCGCGGACAGCGCGGTCGATCTGGGTCTCTAGGAGACGGGCCTGGCCTCGGGCGCGCAACAGGCCGCGGTCGAGCTCGGGGTTGAGTTTCATGCCGGCGTCGCTGGCGGCCGTGCGGATGTCCTTGATGGCCTGCTGGGTGAATCGGGCCTTGTCGCCTGGGTCCTCGATGGAGGCGGCGGCGCTCGTCATGGCCGAGGACACCGCTAGGGCTGCCTCATTGGACGGCTCGGCGACGAAAGCCTCTAGCGCAGACTTGTAGGCGGCGAGCGCCTCCTGACGGCTGATCTCCGAGGACAGGTCGGCCAGCCCGCCGGTCAGACGGTCGGTGGCATCGGCGGCGCCCTGATTGGCGACCTTGAGCGCGGACGCGGCTGCGCTAGAGGAGTAGAGGCTGGAGCGGTACTTGCCTAGCACCCTGTCCTGCCGACTTATTGCAGTCGTGGTCTCCATTACCTCGCGGGCCAGCTGGCTCATCACCGACTCGCCCTGTTCGACGATGTTGCCCATCCTGTCCAGCCTGAGACCGCTCGACTGGAGCGCGCGGTCAAGGCCGGGCAGCAGCGAGATCACGTCGTCGGTCGTGGCTCCCCATTCTGCCGATTGCTTCACGAGTGCGGCTACCTGTGCCGATGCGTCGTCGACCTTGCCCTCAGCGACGAGATTGACGAGGGCCGCATCGAAGTCCGTCATCGACCGGCTGGCCTGCTCTAGGCGGGTGTCAAGTGATCCAAACGCGATGGCGTCACCCAGCCCGACGAAGAAGTTATTGACCGAGCCCGCGAAACCGGGCTTGACCAGCTCACGGAGAGCTTCATTAGTGTCGTCTAGACCGGGGATGCGGAGACCCTGGCCGCCGTTCGCTGATCCTGCCGCCACGGCCGCAGTACCCAAGGCGAACAGCCCCACGGCAGCAGCCTTAGACCGAGCGCCAAACGCTGTCATCGCCGTGCCGGCCGCGGTGGCCTTGGCCCGGATGCCAGTAAGCGTCACGCCCATAGCGGCCAGACGCGGGCCGATTGCCAGGACTGCGGCACCCAGAAGTCCGAGACTGACGATAAGAGTCTGAAGGGATGACGGCATCGCGCCAAACGCGGAGAGCACTCCGTTTAGCACACCGAGGATAGGTGCTAGACCGACGGCCAATGTCTCGCCGGCGGTCGTCTTGAAGTTCTCCATTTGCGCCTGCGATTGTTTGATCTGATTCGCCATTGAGTCAGAGGTGCGGGCGACGTCACCCTGGACACGGGTGGTCTGCTCCATGATCACGTTGTAGGCCGCCAGCGTCTTCTGCTGCGGCGTCAGCGCGTTCTTAGTGGAGTCAATCAGGCCCATCTCAAACGCCTTAGTCCGCAGCGTCAAGTCTTCAAGGAATACGCCGTACTTGCGGATCGGCTCATTTTCGCCGCGCAGCGCCGCGCCGAACGCGGTGATGGCGTCGGCCGTGGTGCCACCGAAGAAGGACGCGGCGTCCGCAGCACGCTCGGTCAGCGAGATTGCGAACGTTTCCAGCTCCTCGCCAGCAATGCCAGCAGAGTCGCCAAACACCGCCATAGTTTGCGCGGCAGTCAGCGCCTCGCGTCGCGACAGATTGAACGCGATGGCGGTCTCATTGGCCCAGGCGATAAGCCTGTCGCCGCTGGCGCCGAACGTGGCCTGTAGTGCGGACGATGCGTCCTCGACCTCGGAGAACGATTGGATGGCGGCCTTAGCGAACAGGGTCACGGCCCCGATGCTGACCGCCGTGAACAGCGGCGACTGGGTGACCTTCTGTAGCTTCTTCCAGGCGGTCTGCATGATGCCGGCAGACTTGACGGTCTGATCGCCGGTGCCCTTGACCTCGCGGCGCACCCTCGCGAGTTCGCCTCGCAACTCTCCGGCGCGCTTGCTCGCGTCTCGGAAGGCGCGCTCAAGCTCGTCGTATTGCGAGTAGTCGCCGGACTTCTCTGCCTCACGGGCTGCCGCGACGAGTTCCTTCTTGAGGTCTCGGACGGCCTTATTGGCGTCCTTGAGTTCCTCGCTCAGCCGGTTCTCGGCGAGCATCCTCACGCGCAACTCGTCGGCTGCCATCGGTGCTCACCTCCCAGACTGTTTGCGTTGCTCCTCAAGGTCGCGCGAGCGCGCGACGGTGAGAGCGACGATCATGGGCAGATCGGCCTCGGCCCGGTCTAGGACATCCCAGACCGAGCCGAGACCGGCTGCGGCGAATCTCTGAGCCGTGACGACGACGGGGTGTCGACTCAGCTCTGTGACGTAGGGTCCTCGACGAGCACCTCGTCATCCTTGCCGTACCCGGCCTCCTCTAGGAGACGGTTAGCGACCGTGGTGACGTACCCGTCGGACCCGTACAGGGCGCGGGCCGCGTCGCGTGACGACGTGGCACCGACCCAGTCCTGTAGCTGCTTATCGCGGAACGTCAGGGCGTTGCCCTCCTCGTCCGCGACCAGCTCGCCAAGCCGCCTAATCTCAAGGCAGCACAGCGCCAGGATGGAGGCGTCGGCGAGGCCGGCCTCCTTCTTATTCATCTCGGCGCGCTTGAGGATCGGAGCGACCTCGCTGCGATCCGTGGGCACGCGATAGGTGATCGTGTAGGCGGCCACCTCGGGATGCGTTATCTCGACCGTCCGGCGCTGACGCTTAGCGATGTCGCGCCGAATCTCCTCCCCGATGTTCATGGTCAGCCCTTCCGCGGAACGGACCACACGACCGTGAGCTCGACGATCTCGTCGTCAGCATTGGCGTCTGACCCGGTACGGGTGAAGGACTCCACGGCGCACCCGGCGTAGGAGTCGGGGGAGCCGACGGGGATGCCGTCGGAGTCGAGATCGGTGAACGTGATGGTCGAGTTATTGTAGGCGTTGCCGCGGTTCAGCTCAGCCCACACGGTCTCGTCGGTGTCGGCGTCCCACATGCGGGTCAGCGTGATCGACTCCCAGGTGAGACGGGAGGTGATGACCTCCATGTTCTCGCCCGCACCACGGCGGCGCATCTGATTAGTACGCGACGCCGACGGATCGGACGCCGTCATCCACACGCCAGGCATGGAGGACACCGTCACCTTGCGGCGACTCTTGGAAACGTAGTTTGCCATGTTCTGTCAGTCTCCTTAGATGACGGCGTTGGCGTCGCCGACGGCGATGGTGAAGTCGACGAACTCGACCGACTCCGCAAAGCGGATCGAGACGTCGGCGCTGATGCGGTTGTCGGCCGGGTCGGCGCCGCCGGTGACGGAGACGACGTAGCCGGGATCAACCTGTACGCCGCCCGAGATGCGCGGCTGGAGGTAAGCGGCGTAGCCGGACAGGAAGCCCGAGAGCTCCCCGGCGGCAGCCGAGTAGGTGGCGGCGGTGCCGGGCTGGCCGACGTAGGACTCAAGGATCACGCTGCCGCCGTAGGCGAGGGCGTTGATCATGTCCCGGTACTGGGCCGGCAGGAGGTTCTTATTCGCGGCCGCGAGTGTCTGCCACGAGTAAAGCCGGGTCACCCCGGCCACGGTGCGGACGACGCTGATGCGCGCGGTGTTGGCGGTTACCCAGTTAGCCGAGGTAACAGCGATCTCCGGCTCAACGTCGACGACCTGGCGGGCGTACCGCTCAGCGAGCGCCGACTCGCCGATGCCGACGGCGTGCGCGCGGGCGCGCAGGCCAGCAGCGAAGGCCGTCGGGTCCACGAGCCTGCCGCTAGTGGTGCCGTCAGGGACACGGACATGCGGCCACACGAAGGCGGCGTGTGTTGAGCCGGTGTATGCGCTGGCCGTGCCCGCCGCGCTGGCCGCGGTGCTCAGGCTTGAGCCCGACGCCACCGTCAGCAGAGCGAGACGGTCATTGGTGGAGGCGTGTGCGGCGAGCGCCGACCCCGAGTCACCGTGCGCGACGCCGGGGGTGGCGATAGCGCCAGGGCCGTAGTCGGGCGTGATCGTGGCGAGCGTGGTCGCCCAGACGACGTTAGCGTAGTCGTCCGCGCCGCTGGTCAGGTTAGCGACTGACTGATTGCTCGTGGGCAGGGTGCCGGACGAGGTGACGACGACTGTGTCGCTGATGGCGGCCTCAGCCAAGAGAGCGGCTGCTGTCGTGCCCACGTAAGACTCGGTGCCGACGTCGGTGACGATGACGAGCTTATCGTCGGCGTCGACCCACTCGGCCGTGAAGGAGTTAGCGAACGCGCCGAAGTCCTTAGCGGTGACGACGATCTTGCCGGTGTCAATGCTGAGGCTGGCCTTCACCGGCGTGGGGCCGACGGCGCGGGTGACGACGAGCTCGGCCACGCCAGAGCGCAGCGCCAGCTCGGCGGCGTCGTACATGGCCGTTCCGCCGGTACGGGCACCAAACTCGGCGATGTATTCGCGCATCGACCGAATGACGGTGGGGGTGGTCGAGCCCTTCTGGGTCTGACCGACGATGAAGTATCGCCCGCTCACCGGCCCGGCGGTGGGAGGTGAGGACGGCGAGGTGTTGACAACTACTGAGACGCGGTCGCTCATGCGGACGGCTCCTCGGACTCGGTGGGCTTAGCCGACGCCTTGGACTTGGCGGGCGCCGGCTTGGGGGGCTCGACGACGTCTGGGACGTCGTCGACAACGGGGGGAGCACCGAGGGCGACCTCGGCGCGCGAGACTCGGCTCATGCGGAGCGACTCCTCGGGCTAGTTGGGGGTGATGTTGACGACCTCTGGCGAGTAGCCGGCGACGTCGATCTCCGACTCCTCAAGGGCGTCGGGAGCTGGGAGGGCCGCCAGGGTCTCTAGGACGGCGACGGAGAACGTGACCTGACCGGCCGCGAGGGGCCGGCCTCTCAAGTCCTGGGCGGCGGCGCCGGTCTCCTCGGCCAGGTCTCCGACGACCATCTCGACGTCGGTGGGCAGATTGGCCCGACCGAGCAGCGACTCGCGCACGGCCAGCAGGAGGCGGTCACGGTCCACGCTGGCCGCCTCGTCACCGCCGGCGGTGTCTACGCGGCACGCCACCACCACGCGGAGGTCATAGACGACCACGAAGTCGGCGGTGTCCCCGGAGGCCGTGACCGACTGGCGGCGGATGCGCGGGGCGCCGGTGGACATGATGACGACGCACGGGTAGAGGTTGGGGTCGGTGGGCAGCGAGTCGGCCAGGATGTAGGACCCGGCGCTGGGGTTAGTCGGCGTGGACACCGTCAAGGCTGCGCGGATCGCGGCGAGGCGTGGCCCGACCGTGGCGGCGAGGTGTGTCTTCACCTGGGCGCGCGCGTACTCGTGACCCTTCATGCGTCCAGCACCTTCTGTATCCGGCGCCGGATGATCTTGATGAGCGTGCTGCGCTCGACCGGCGTGAACTTGGGCAGCGGGTTACGTTGCGGCACGCCGCTGCCCTTGATGTGGTACTGGGCGTAGGCGCGGCTCGGATTGGCGGCAGGCACACCGAACTCGGCTGACTGCTCGCGCGCGTTGATCGGCGTGGCGTTAGTGGCCGCGTCCCGCAACAGTCCCGAATGCACGAGAATCGTGCTCGCGCTCAGAGACGTGCTGGCCTTCTTCATCAGGGTCGACGCGGCGAGCGGAGCCCATCGGCCACGGCTGCCGGTGCGGAAGATTTCATTCTGGCGCTCAGCGAACGCCTCGCCGACCTCCGGCCAGATGGGCCGCAAGTCCTCGGTCACCTCGACGAGCTCGTCTAGTTGTTTGCCGATGGCATCCATTTGGGCGGCCGCTGACCCGTCGGGGTCGATGCGCCCGACCATCAGCCGACCGCGTCCATGCGGACGAGCGGCTGGAGCATGGCCCGCTCATCGGCGGTCAGCAGGCGCACGAGATCGGGGGTGCTCTGGTAGTTGAGAGCCTCCGGCCCGGAGAAGGATGTGCGCGAGTCGGGGTTAGTCCACAGGCGCGCGGCGATGCGGACAGCGACGGTGCGGGCAGCGTCCACGCGCCAGTCCGAGGCGGGGTAGCCCGAGACGTAGACGACGGTGGCGGTGGTGCCGTTGGGGTAGCCGCGCGGCAGGAGGATGGACCCGTCGGCGCGCAGCGTGTACCCGGTGACCGTCTCGCCGCTGATGGTGATGGACGTGATGGAGATGACCGGCGTTTCGGGCAGCAGGATCGTGTCCAACAGGTGCCGGTCGACGAGGCCGCGGACGACGTAGTCCATGCTCGACGTCAGCGTCACCGTCACCGTTTCGGTGGTCTGGGTGATCTTCCGTCGGCAGTAGGCGCGCACCATCGACGTCGCGCGGTCGCACGCCGCCTGGGCTTGTGTCGTGACCGTCCCGGCGGGGATGGTGAGCTGGGTGAAGGACGCCAGCTCGGACGTCGTCACGAGGCTCATGCCGACGCCTTACGCCCCCGACTGGGCTTGGGTGCCACGGCCTTCTCAGGCGTGGGTGCCTTCACGGCCGCCTCGGGGGCGACTCGGTGACCGAGGCGGGCGAGCTGGGCGTCAACAGCCTTGACGCGGTCAGCGAGGCCGCGCACGACGTAGCCGCGGCGCTCATCGAGCAGGGCGTCGATCT